GAAATAAAACCAGGTAACTTATCTAATTGTTCTTTACCTATTTTATTTTGCTGTGCTAATTCTATAAATTTTTCTATACCTAATTTATTATTATCTTTGTCTACTGCGTATCTATTTGTGTGACCGTTATTGTAGTATGGTAAGTTTATAAAGTTACCTGGTTTTATCTCTCCTTTATTATCTTCCTTTAATTCTTTCTGTTTTGGAAAAACCTCTGTATCAGGATCTAATCCCAGTGGCAGTAAAAAAGATTTTAGTGCCGAGATTAGATCGACAGTTGGTATCGGTTCTTTTAAAAACAAATAACAATGTAAACCTCCGCTCTTTGATAACATAGGTATTAAAGGTAATTTGTATTGTTGAAATAAAGCTAAATAGTTTTCTGTTTTAAATGTAGAATAATTTTTTGGGTCTATATCTATGCAACCAAACTGTGCTGTCTTATCTAATCTACATGGTTGTATGCCAATTGATATCTTACCCTCAACGTGATCTTTGTAATCACCTTGTGTTATTGGTCTCCCAGCCCACTCGTAGTTTGGTTTAAGTTTATTTTTTTCTGTATCTAATTGTGCTGATGACATGTCAGCGATACCAAAGTCTCCTTGATATCCTGTAAACAGTTTTATAAATTCATCAACCATAAAGATCCCGGGTCGGGGTGGCTCCAGTCTCCCTTAACCACCCCTATCTTTCTTTAGAGAAAGAATTAGTAGTTAGATTCCTCTTCTCCTTCATGTGCAGCTTTTAGCTGAGAGAGTTTTAAAGAGTTATGGAAATCTTTTGCCATTTGATATACACCTACATCCTCTATTTTTCTAAGCATAGATATTTTATAACCATGCCAAGTAAAGTTACCTAAATTTTCAACAGAATTTAATTTATAAATTCTTGAAAACACTGGTGCTGGCACAGATTTACCAGAGGGAGTTAATTCAAATTCATTTTCCATTAATGAATTCCAGTTTCTACTTTCTGTAAGTTGAGTAGATTTCATTGTCATTAAAGCTTTTTCTGGTCTATCTCCGTTAACAATAACAAAATGATTTGCTGTCTTCTCAATGTAATTACCATTTTTAAGCACATCTTTATTTTGATCATTTTGTGTAGTTTCAGCCATGATGCCAGGGCCCCTATCATTACTGATCGGTCTACCTTCGCTTCTTTCAAAAGGTGCCCACTCTGGGTATGTCATCTTATAAAAGACAGGTATGACTTCAATGCCTTTCTCTCCACTATACAGTTTCTTTGTAACTGTATTATAAAACATACCGGCCTCTGCGCCTTCTACATATTTAGCATGTTTCTTTTTTGTTTCATACGAACCACTTTGTAGTAGTTTTAAAAAAGGTAAAGCAAGATCAGTTTTCTCAATGTTTTCCAAACCCATTCCTGAATCTGCAACAAAGTCTAAAGTCGCTAATGCTCCACTTTCCTTTTTTTGTATTTCTTTTTTTTCTTGTTCCATGTTTCTTGTCTCCTGTTTCTTGTTACTTGTTTCTTGTTATTTTTGTTTTGTTTCCCTTAAACAAATTAAAATGTTCAGAGGGTAAGTCTAATCCTTTTTCGACCCGCTCTCTGTACAGTGCTTTGAGAGTCATGGGCTCCACCTTCAATTTTTGTTGAGGTTGATACCCATTACTCTCGGCAAGGTTTGCGTATTCGCTCGCCTTGTTGTCCTCGTTACGACCAAAGGAAACAGTAATCTCATTTTTAATAAGATCACCCAAGTCGCTGTTTCGAAGCCAGTTAAAAGCGCCCTCCCGTTTATCAACAGGAATAGTTGCGCTGTAAATTTCTTTTATCTCTATTGAAGAACCATCTCTTAGTTTCATGGTTTTCATTTTCATAGAGTCCATAATCTCTGGTATGACTTGCTGTGAAAGTTTATCCGCCTGTTCTTTTTTTCTTGATAATCTTTCTTCATCCATTTTAATTTCGTCCTCTAGCTTTTGTAAGTTTAAAACATGGCTAGATAATGTATCCGCATTATTTAATTCGTTTACTTGTTGAGGTGCATCCTCAACAAACATCTTTTGTAAATCACTCACCTATCTCTCCTTTCTCGTATAGATTTATTTTTATAGGATAGTATTTTCTTTCTTGCTTGTCCCATTTTAACAAATTGTATTTGCCGTTTGTCATATCAGAAACGATAGAACATACAACACCAATTATTGCAGGATCACCTGTTAATAATAAATAATCATCTGATGTAAAATTTTTTAATAAACTTCTTAATTTAAATATTAAAGGACCTGGTGAAAAAATAATTTGCGATAACTCTGGAAGTAAAAATTTAAATTCACCATACTTAGAGGCACCCATAATATTTATTCTTGGATTGCCCTCTTTAGTTCCCGGTATTTCCTGTATAACGTAAACTATATTTTCTTTCATGCATTGACATATAGTCGATCATGGATTATATGTCAACCCATACAGGAGAAAAAACATGGATTATAAATTTAAAACACAGCCATACGCTCATCAGCTTAAGGCGTTAGAGAAATCTTGGGATAAAAAATGCTTTGCATATTTTATGGAGATGGGTACGGGTAAATCTAAAGTATTGATAGATAATGTATCTATACTTTATGATCAAGGCAAAATAAACGGTGTTCTAATTGTGGCACCAAAAGGTGTATACAAAAACTGGTATGATCAAGAAATACCAAATCATTTGGTTGATCATATAGAAAAAAATGTTGTATTATGGCAAGCAGCTATCACTAAACAACAGCAACAAAATTTAGACACATTATTTAAAACAGGAACAGATTTACATATATTAATTATGAATGTAGAAGCACTGTCTACTAAAAAAGGTGTGGACTTTGCAGCTAAATTTTTAAATTCTCATAACACTATGATGGCAATTGATGAGTCTACAACAATAAAAAATCCAGAAGCAAAACGTACAAAAAATATTGTTAACCTTGGTAGAGCTGCAAAGTACAAAAGAATATTAACAGGATCTCCTGTAACAAAATCACCGTTAGATTTATACAAACAATGTGAGTTTCTTGATCCCTGGCTCCTGGACCATCAATCTTATTACTCATTTAGAACTAGATACGCTATTATGAAAACAGCAAACTTTGGTGGCAGATCTGTGCAGATTGTTGTTGGTTATAGAAACTTAGGTGAGTTGTCAGATAAACTAAAACCTTTTTCTGATAGAGTATTAAAAGATGATTGCCTGGATTTACCAAGTAAAACTTTTATGAAAAGAACTGTGCAACTAACACCAGATCAATTTAAAGTATATCAACAGATGAAAAGAGAAGCGCTTGCTATGATGAATGGCAAAATGATCACAACTGCAAATGCATTAACACAGTTAATGAGACTACAACAAATTACATGTGGTCATTTCAAAGCAGACGATGGCACAGTACAGGATATTAAAAGCAATCGTTTAGATGAACTCATAAACGTATTAAACGAAATAGAGGGTAAAGTTGTTATCTGGGCTCACTGGCAGAGTGATGTAAGACAAATTATAAAAGCGCTTGTAGAAGAGTTTGGTGAGAATTGTTTTGTAGATTATTATGGTTTAACGCCACAAGATGAAAGACAAGATAATATAAAACGTTTTCAAAACGATGACAAGTGTAGATTTTTTGTAGGCACACCGCAAACAGGTGGGTATGGTATTACACTTACAGCTGCTAGTAATATGGTTTATTATTCTAATGGTTATGATTTAGAAAAAAGACAGCAGTCAGAAGCACGTATTGATCGTATCGGTCAAACTAAACCCATGACATATATTGATATTATTTGTGAGGATACTGTCGATGATAGAATTGTAAAAGCTTTACGTAAAAAAGTTAATATTGCAAGTCAGGTTATGGGTGAAGAATTAAAAGCTTGGATCTAAAGTTTTTGTAGTAACACCACAATCACACCACCCATGCCAGTCATGACAGCTCCCATGGATACAAGTAGTATTCTCTCTATTCTAGTTATTTGACTTTGTAGTTCATGCATACGATCGTAAGTTTGCTTTTGCATTATTCTGCAAAGCTTCTCGTGTGATTCTATTCTTTGTAGTGCGTTATCTCTTGGCATTGAACAATCCCTTAATAAAAAATTGAACTGTTCTGTAGATAAAAGTCCACGCAGTTTTTAATGTTCTTCTTTTGCCTGTACCAAATGCAACATAGTCTTTAAATTCTTGGTAGTGGTTTTTAGCATTACCTTCGTCAATTGCTTTTTGACCATAGTATCTGTATCCTCTTCTTATAGCTTCACCCCACCATGTTCTGTGTAAATTTTTAACACACCAACGAACAGCTTCTCTCTTCGCATCTTTTGTAAATGCGCCAGAGTTAACAGCGTGAGTTGCGATTACACAGCCTCCACCTCTGTCGCTACTACCACCAT